GTACAAGATTTCATCATGGTCTGGGACTTCCCCACCTGTCCGTGAACCATCTGACGGCATAAATTTGCCATCTTTACTATATGTCAAACGATCAGCAATGGTCTTTCCGAACCGCTTTTCAGCGTCAGCACGATTCATCTTGACTCGGCGGGCTACCCACCTGACTTGATCCCACGTGCGCGCGGGGGACCACAGAAAGTCTTCCCAGAACACATAGTCAACACATACCTTCTCATCGGTAATGTTCTCGTACGGCTGTGCTGGGGTAAGCTCTTGACCAGTTTCGGGATGCATCACCGGGTCTGTCTGACCCTTCTCAATGGTTGGTTCATATCGGAGCCATAATTGACCAAGGCCGGGAACCAATCTGTCTTGTACAACGGCCTTCATTCCCTCATCAACGTAATCCATTGGACGGATTGTGAGCATCCGCTCCATCATTATTGCAGCCACCCGAGCAATGTCATCATCCTGGTCATTGAATTCCCGAGTCACCATTGGCTTCGGAAAGCGTGCATAAAGCGTCGCGATCAGAATCATAACATTCGTGGTGAATAGATTGACCTTGTTTTGACTCTCGTCCTGGCTCTCGCGCTTGTCGATGAACCTCTTAACAATTTTTCGGGCCTGCTCGTGCCATTTTTCAGTGTTTTTGGTGGCCGCTTTGATTTCCGCGAGCCATGTCGCGGATTCCAACGGCTCTTCTTTAGCTGATTCCTCAGCCGTCATATTGTCGAGCAGTTCAGATGACGCCATGATCAACCCCTAGAAATGATTCCAATTGATTGGCTGAAATTACAGCGCCAAGCATCGTCCATTGTGAAACTGCTCATCGGTCTTCCGTGTGCTTCTCTTTCGAATTGTCGGTTCGCAGCATCTGGAGGCATATAAGTACGAGCCATACAACCGTACCTAAGGGCATCTGCTGCATGGTCTTCAGCATCTGTGTCAACATCATCGAGGTTCACCTTATCGGCTGGGATCATTGGAAGAGTACGAAGAAGGTGAATGCAACAGTCCATGATATAAATCATTGGAGCTTCACCATCACCTTTCAGACGCCCACGAACTTGATTCCAGCCCCCAATTGGTCCTTGTCCCTGTACTCGGCGGTTATCAGCACGTTTGAACCATATCCCAACACGTGCCATTTCTTCTGCTATAGATTTACCCCCATTTGTTGCGAAGGTACTAGGATCGATCTTATTGAGGTCTGGATTTGACTCCACAATCTTATGATCATCAACCTCAGCAACTTTGATTGCCCAAGCTACTTCAGCGGCGGTTTTTCGTTCACCTTCATTTGGTTTCCCGTTCCACCCATATCTTTCCCGGTAAACAACCAGAGCACCACGCGGAATGTTATGTCGAACACCAGGAAGGGGACCGCCATCAGCAACAGCAAACCACAGAGTACAATTCGGACGAGCACTCCCCCAATCATGAGAACGATATCGAATTTTCCACGTTTCGGGGAGTCGGACGGACGGAATAACATGGAGATCTCGATCAAATTCTGTGAAGTATTGCCCAACTACACTATCCCAATCCCCGTCAAGCCATGCTTTGACTAGTGCTGCAGATCCAACATCGTGAAGTCTGTCAACATACGTCGGATCATTCTCCATCAAATGTGGGTTGTCCGTCAACTTAGCCGGTATGAAGACCCGATATCTTTTTCCACCGTCTGCTGAGAAGGGCGCCATTGCGGGCGCGGGGTCGATGTAACGTGCCTTGACCCACGTCTGCCCTGGTCCACCAGGATTTGCAGTTGCCTTAAGCTGACAGCGGATAGGGGGGCCGCCCGCAATGGGGGGCCGCAAAGCTCCGAACAACTTTCGGATGGGTCCTTCCGACGGAAAGTTGCCAATTTCTTCGATATAGATTCGGGAGTACGCATGGCCTTGGTAAAGAGCAGCGTCATCATCGCTAGCCAAATACCTGCAGCGAAAAACAGCCCCCTTAGGGGAGACGAATGTCTTTTTCTGTTCATTCCATTTATGTCCCGCCTGAATCAGAACATCTTTTGCCGATTCGATGAAGTCATCAAGTTCAACAAGCGAACGTCTGAATACGATCCCGCGCGAGTACTTCCCGTATGCGTCCGAGTGGATAAGCCAGTCGATAATGACGGCAAATGTTTTTCCGCCCCCACGCGCGCCCCCATAGAGTGTTTCATCTGCAGGGGAGTGAACAAATGCCGCCTGCAGTGGGGTTGGCTCGAGAATCACGAGCGCCGTCGCAATGCTGCAATCATGGCTTTCTGTTTTGCTTTATCCTCCATCATCGATTCGCGGACATTCATTTCATGGTCATATGCTGCATCTTCGTTTTGTTTTCCGGCCGCTGGAACTGTGATAAACATGTTCGGGTCACCACGGGTTTGATATTTCGGTCCGGACCCTGATCCACCGGCATAAGCTTTTCCTCCGAGTGGTAAAGATCCTCCATAACGAGAATCACCCATCTTGCGTAGATATTCTTCGTCGGAATCAGCCATGATAACTCCTTACTTGGCGAAGGGATTTTTTCCAGCCGGTGTGGTTGACGTCGCTTCGGGCTTTCCGGGCGTACTTTTCCCTTGTGCATTCAGGCTCGAATCCCCAAAATCGGAATCCGCGCCAACGGGGGGCTTGGATTTGGGCTTCATCTTCGCCTTGGTCGCTTTCGCCACTTTGTCAATCGAAGACATGAGATCTTTGCGGAGTGACATCTTCATTCCTTTGGGGATACGTCAATTATTAAAGGGGGCTTACCGTGTTTTGCCGCCCAATCTTGGACATTCGTGGGGCTACTGCCAACGAAATTGATCGTGACGAACGAACGCTCTCCATCATGGGGTTGCGGGATGGTTTTGTTGTAGAAACCAACTGCTTCACCACGGGATCTTTCCGCTGTAAGTGCCACCTTGAGTTGCTTTGTCTCAATTCCGAGATCGCGTATATGCGCCAACTGCATTAGATGGGACCCAAGCGAAATATGGGCATGTTCCTCGACTGCTATGGACAATAATTGAACGCGCTTGGCTACTTCAGGTCGGCAAAGAAGCTCTTGTGCCTTGGCTATAGGGAACTTGACGTCGGATCCATATACACTGCGATAAGCCGCCCCTAAATTGCCGCCATACTCAATGATAGCAAGAGCAAACGAATCCTCTTGATTGGTCAGAACTGTGGCGCTTTGAAGCTCAGTACTCATGCGCGGAGTATAGCACACCGGAGGACCCCCGTCAAGTAAGAAGGCCGAGATTAGGGACGAGGGATTCGACGGGTCCTTCGCTGGGATTCGAAGTTCGATGGATTAAAATTCGAGAGGACCCACACACGGGGCGAGGCAATCGCTGGCTCCGATTCTTTCGCCGGGATCGGCCTGCCGCTTGGGTCCCTCGCGAGCCTTGGGTCTTCCCCGGTGGTTAGTGAGTACTAACTGGGGCGATTAGTGAGCGCTTACTTCACGGTTAGTGAGTACTAACTGGGGGCCTTGAGCTGTACGCCCATACAGCACTGTATGCCCTCACATCCACTCTGACCCTCCTACCCCACTCCTATATCCGGACCCCCCTGCGTCCGTGACGCCCCCCGTCCCCCCCTCCCCCCGTCACAACACCCCCTACCACACCCACACCCCCCCTCATATATAGGAGTAGGGTAGGAGTGGGTCAGAGCGCCCGGGGGTGAAGTGGGCACTTACTGACCCAGAGTGGGGGTAGGGTAGGGTAGACGGCCCGAGGTCAGTGAGCGCTCACTCCGGGTCTGCAGACCTGGCACGCTCTATGCTAGGGCAAGACTCGTGCCAGGTCTGGGGTAGGAGTGGGGGTAGGAGTGGGGGGGATCCACTCCTATCGGAGTGAGCGCTCACTGACTCCCGATCCCTTCTCCCAGGGGCTGGCACGATTCTTGCAGTGGTGCGCTGCAGCATGACCAAGCTCGTCAGTTAGTGACCACTCTTGTTATCATATCTTGTCATATGAGCTGGCACGCCTCTTGCCTATCCCCCTCTCCTGCCCCTCGCAATACTGGCACGCGCCTTGCTACTTTTTGGGGGTGGGGCTGCGATGTGTGGCCCCCGTCACCTGGAGAATCGCAATGAGCAAGACCCTGATCCCGACCAAAACCCGCGCGACGCTGCGCACCGAAGCCGCTGCCGAGAAGGCGCGCAAGACTGCCAGCAAGGCTGCTCTCAAGGCCGCAATCGCCCTTGAGAAGGCCGAATCGACCCAGGTCGACCCCGTTTCGACCCAATCCGACGTCAGCGACCCCGTTCCCGAGCCGAAGACCCCTCAGTACGATGACGCCGCGTTCCTGGTCGCGTTGCGTGTAGACTTCGAAGCGCTCGGCCAGCCGGGTGGCGACTTCGCCGCTTACGTTCGCGAACAAGGCGTCGACCCCGATACCGGCGCGACCAAGGTCGTCGATAAGGAGGGTTACACCGGCCCGATGGTCGCCTTGAAGACCGCCCGCAAGCACTACGTCGAAGCCAAGAACGGCATCCTCTGCAATGGCGACAAGCTCGCAGTGATCTGCGGTGCCTTCACCCGTGAGCAGACGGTGAAGGCCCTGATTCTGGCGCTCAAGCTCCCGGGCAATCCTTATCCGACCCTCAACCCGGGGCAGCAGTCGATGAACCTGCGCAATAAGGCACGGCATGCCCTGAAGAATGGGATGCTGACGATGGCCGAGATCGAAGCGGCCTACGCGGCCTGAGATCCCTTGGCAAGGGGCGGCTGGCACGCCCCTTGCTACTTATTATTACCACCCACCGGAGAACAGCATGCGAGGCAAGAATACCATTCGATTCACGGATCTCTTCATCGACACCGTTAACACCCATGGCGCGATTTGGGCCTTCAATCACTATTCGAAGCGGATGCCCATGTGGGAGGTCCTGTTCTGGTTCAAGGCGACGTCAGCCGATCTGAACGTGGACGCGATCCGTTATTTGGCTTGAGTCAGACGTCGAACCCCAACCCAACCCAACCCCACCAAGGACCGCCACCATGAAGCTCACCTACTGGTACGCCCAGCACCTCACCGACAGCGACTGCTACTCGATCGTCGCCAAGACCAAGCGCGAGGCCCTGCGCCTGCGCGAGGAGCGCGACCCCGCCGACTACGGCCGCGTCGTCAAACGCGTCATCAACTACGCCGACGCCTTCGACCTGCTGGAGTACGCCACCAGCGAGGGCGGCGGCCGCGGCTGCGGCCTTGGCGACGACAGCGACGAGTGAAGCGTTTCCGGGCTTGAGTCAGACGTCGAGCCGGGTGACAGCCGGCTTTGGTCTGCCCCAATCACGAGGCAGTAACAGGAGAAACTGAATGGCCTTCACTTTTGGCGTCCAATACGCGGAATTCCGCAATCATTACCATTACAGCCGCGCGCAGTCTTGCATGCTTGCAATCGCCATGGTCTGCACGAATAATGCGGGCAAGCCCGGGTTCACCCTGGACCCGATCACGAAGTCTTACCCCGACTTCCAGTTGACCGACCCATGCGGCGCTCGACTTGTGAGCCACACTCACTTCAAGCCCGGGTTTGAGTGCCCTTGGCCGTTCTGATGTTCGAAGGGGGGTTGACAGCAGCCCCCCTGTCATGTTCTAATTGAGGTTCCATCGTAGATAGGAGTCCTGAATGAGCTTTACCCGCCGATCCAAAGACGCAGCCGCCTTAGGCGCCGCTGTCACCACGTGGCTTCACTGCTACATGGCCCCCAATTACGACCTCGACGAGGCCGATGTGTCGTTGACCCAAGTCCTGCTCGACCAAGGCGTCATCAGTGAAGCTGACATTGACGATGGGCTGTACTTCGAATCCCAATCCGTTGAACATGGGCTGGTCCATGTGTTCCTGGCCGATGGCACGGTTATCGAATGCCACACCGATGGCAGCGTAGTTGTTCACACTCATGGAGGTTGAAATGGCAACCAAGACCCACATCAAGGCCACACCCGTCAAGCCGGGGCCGACGCTCTGCGAAGCGTACAAGTTTCTGCTCGATCTGGCCGGCGACGAGCGATTCAAAGCTTGGCTTGGTGGCGAGCCACACATCGCGTGGATTCAGGGCATTCCGAACAGTCCGACTGTGTTGGTTCATTACGGTCAACTGCTCAATGAGCACGGCTGGAACATTACACGGCGCGACGCGAATCTCGTAAATACGGCGTGGCGCTTCAAGCTTGAATACCGCCGCACTCCGCCACAGGACGCTTGAGATAGCCGCCGAGCCGATACCCCAATGTCGGCTCTGGGCTGTCCCAATCCCGGGTCAGTAAATAGGAGATAGTAAATGAAAGTCAAGATCAATCTGCCTGCAATGATCGCCTTCGCTGAGTTGAGTGGCGCTGAATTGGAAGTCCTGATGCGCGTCGCAGCCAAGATGCAGCCAGTCGATTCGCGGTACTTCGATGGCCGCGATGTCTTCGTGATGTCTACCAGAGGTCACGAATCGATCACAGCCACGGTCGATCCACAAGCGGTGACATACACTGCCATCGAATTCGCGGAAGCGGAAGCGGAAGCGGTGCGTATCAAGGCGGCAGAAGCTGAGCAGGCCAGGTTGGACCGCGCTAATCTGGTCATGGCCCTGATCGAGGAGGATGTTGAGGATAACGATGAGGCGCGCGCGGCCCTGATCCAATTGCTCGATGCACAAGGCGTTCTGCGTTACCGTGAAACGGAGAAAGTCAATTCATGGCTTATCACCGATGATGAGGTGATCTTCATGACCACTACTTACACCGGCGAGACGATCCGCGTCGTGGTCGGGGTCAATGGCCAAGTGTTGCGCGAGGCGATCTGATCACTCGAATGGGGGTTGACAGCAGCCCCCATCTGTGGTTTAATAGAGACTCACAACCCGGAGATAGTTAACATGAGCAACGACAAGACCCAAGCCGAGATTGAAGAAGTTAAGGCAGCCCATCGGGCGTACATTCTGGCGGTCACAGCCCAAGTGGTCAAGATCATTCTGGAAACGCTCGAAGAGGCCGGCCCCCACGGCATGCCCGCTGGATATCTCTACACGGCAATGATGACAACCGGCATGTCGCTTACTACGTTCGAGACGATGATGGCCGCAATCGTCGGGACAGGCAAGGTCCGCAAATCGGGCCACGTTTACTACACCACCACGCAAGGAGCATGAGCATGAACAAGGCAAATCGCAAGGACCTGACCGCCGCCCGGGCGGTTTTGGAGAAGTTGGCCGACTTCGCTAACCTGGAAACAATGACAAACGCCGCCATCATGACCGACCTGGAGACAGCGCAATCGGTCATTGATACGCTGGCCGAAGGCGAGCGCGAGAAGTTCGACAACATGAGTGAAGGTCTGCAGACCAGCGAAACCGGTCAGCAACTGGAAGTTAGTGCCGATGCGCTCGAAACGGCATCGAGTGAGATTGCTGATGCCGTTTCGGCAGTGGGCTCCCCTGACGTTGCGAACGAAGACCGCAGCGACGACGAACTACAGTCGATTGCGGATTGTGTGGAATCCGCGCTCGACGAAATCGATTCGATCCTCTGAACCGCAACCACCCCGACAGGGCCGATGATCCGCTGCTAACATCGGCCCTGTCAATTCTGACTAGCAGCGAACCCCCCATCTTTGAAGTCAAACCCTGGAGAACGATTGTGAAGAATCAAGCCGCCATCGACAAGTCGAAGGAAGTTAAGACCGCCGCCAAGAAGGTCGCCGCCAAGTTTCCGCCCTACAAGCATGCATCGGGTCAAGCCGACCCCGTTTCGACCCAAGACGTGATTGACTCACCCGATCAGGCTGCATCAGCATTTGGGTCCTTTGCACAGAGCCAGCTGACCGGAAGTGGAAGTGGGGTTGACAGCACTCCCTCTGATGTGGTACACTCGGGGTTCTCTTCCCCCAACCTGGAGTCCAACATGAACGATACCACCACCCCGACCGACGCTGAAGTGATGGCCAAGGCCAAGGCCGAACAGAAGGCCAAGGATGACGCGGCCAAGGCCGAACAGAAGGCCAAGAAGGAAAAGGAAGCCGCCGATAAGAAGGCCGCCGCCGAGGCCGACAAGAAGGCCAAATTCGATGCACGCGCCAAGGCGCAGGCCGAAGCCGTACAGAAGCGCGAACAGGAAGCGATTGCGCGCAAGGAAGCCGCAGCCGCCAAGGCCGAGGAAGCCAAGGCAGCCGGCAAGACGGTTCGCGAGCGCACGTACGAAGGCAGCATGCTGGTCCTGGCCGATCGCGTCAAGCAGGGTGTCTACACCAAGGGTCTGAACGGTCAGCTGCGTTCCAATGATCCGGTCGCAGTGGTCCTGGAGTCGGTGCCGGCCAATAAGATGGTCGAACTCCTGATGAAGGTGTTTCAGGAGAAGACCAACAAGTACGCGGGTCTGAACTACGGCCAGCAATCGATGAACTACCGCAACCGGCTGCGCGGCGCCATCAAGAAGGAACTGGAGGTCAACGGTGTGAAGATCACGCTGGATTACGTGAAGCAAACCCGCGATGACGGCGGCTACGCGACTGTTGAAGCTGATCTGGCGGCAAAGGCTGATCAGCGCGCGAAGCTCAAGGCCGACGCCGAAGCGGCAGCCAAGGCCAAGGCGGCGGAAGCCGCATCGAAGGCCGACACCCCCAACCCGGGCAACACCGATACCGAGGCGGCGGCTCCCGCAGCCTGAACGATCGGCCTTGCGCCCCGACTGGCCCCCGTAAGGGGCCAACCTCATCAATTATAGCATTCCACTGGAGCAGTAATGGCAAATTCGCGCAAAGTCATCAGCCTATATTCCGGCGCCACCAGCACCCGCGTGACCCTGAAGAACTATTCACGGGTCGCCCATTCGGTGAACGTGCGCAACGCGGTGATCGCTGCAACCCGTCGCCTGATGGACGGTAACTTTGCTCGTTGTGACATTTATAACGAGCACGGCCTGCATACCTATTCGTTGGTCTACACCAACGGGTCGATCCGTATCAGCTACATTCGGGCACTTCTCTTCGCAGTTGGATGAATCATGGCCATTGACAACATCATCAAGGTTGATTACGACGCCGACAAACGTCGGCTGGTGATGTTGGGCGGGTTTCACCTGCTCGACGTCTTCCGATCATTTCCGTCACGTCGGTTTGATCCCAAAACCAAGGCATGGCGAATGCCCCTGGTCAAGCAAAATCTAAACCACTTCAATGCGATTCGCGACCGCTATCAATGGAAGCTGACGCCTGAAGCGATCGGGGCCATGATGGATTTCGACCGAATAACGGCGGCGCCTGTATACAGCCCTGTCCCCCGGCTCGCATTCCACGGCAGCCCCTACCAGCCCATGGAGCACCAATGGGACATGATGGACAAGGGATGGGACCTGAATGGTTACGCACTATTTGCGGCCATGGGCACTGGCAAGACTTTTGTGGGCGTGAATCTTGCACGGATGCGTTTCGAGGGTAGGCGCATCAATCGGCTAATCGTCATCTGCCCGCAGACTCTTCGCACTACTTGGCGGCGTGAATTCGAGAAGTACGCTCCCGGGTTGGCTGATTGTTATTTCCACGGGGGCAACAATCATGCTGCCTATAAGTATTGGTGCGACGATATCTCCCAGACCAAACAACTGAAGGTTCTGCTTGTATCGGTTGAAGGGCTGGGCATCAGTGAGCGGCTGGCTGATTCCGTGTTCTCGTTCTTTCAACCCGATAGTCAGGTTATGGTGATTTGCGATGAATCAAGCCGAATCAAGAATCCAAGCGCCAAACGGACCGAGCGTACTATCAATATCGCTGGGTATTGCAAGTACCGTATGATTCTGAATGGAACCCCCATTGCTCGAGGTATTCAGGATCTGTGGTCGCAGTACGAATTCCTCGATCCAAACATTATCGGATCTGGCGACTATTGGGCCTTCAAGACCCGGTACGTCGTGATGGGCGGCTACGAGAACAAGCAGATCGTCGGCTATTCGAATGTTGAAGAACTGATGAAGCTGATTCAGCCGTTCACACTGGAAGTCGACAAGAAGATTCTGAATTTGCCGCCCAAGATCTACAAGACTCGGATTATCAAAGCATCCCCGGAGCAACAGAAGCTGTTCGATAAGATCCTGTCTGGCTTGGAGAAGGAGGAGCAAAATCCGGTAGAAGCATGGATCAAGACTCAGAATGTGTTGGAGCGTATGCTCCGGCTTCAACAGGTGATCGGCGGATTCGAACCCAGAACAGATCGTGAAACCGAGGTCACTCTCACTTATCCCTTGGCGACGAATCCAAAGCTCGACGATCTGAAGGAGTTCATCGATGACAACTTCGAAGGTACAAAGTTTGTGGTCTGGGCTAGATATATTCCAGAGATTGAACTTATCACAGCATCGCTTCGGCAGAAATATGGTGCAGCAGCTGTTGTTGATTACTATGGCGCAACAAGTAGCGCTGACCGGACAATCGCAGAAGATCGTTATTGCAACGACCCGACCTGCAGATTTCTTGTTGGTAATCCCGCAGCTGCCGGTCTGGGACTCACTTTCGTTTCAGGTGAGAACGATGTTATGTACTACTATTCTGGCACCTTTGCGTATATCGATCGAACCCAATCTGAAGATCGTTCACATCGCATTGGCCAGCAACACACGACTGTTGTCGTGGACCCCATTATGGAAGGAACCCTCGACGAAGCCATCGCGGCATCGATCAAAGAGAAGAAAAGTATGGACCAGTTCGTTAAAGACTGGATTTCTGCCGGCAAATCGGTAAGAGATCTGGTGCACGGCGTCGGTCTGTGATATACTCGGAGTATCGAGCATAGGAGCTACTCAATGAATCAGGCGATCCGGCCCACAGTATGGGTCCTGAAGGAGCAAGCCATTCGCGGCGCCAATGGCACCGTACCGATGGATTACACTCCTGCATATACTTACGGGGATGTCAAATTCATCACCGAATTTGACCTGCCCATCCACCCCAAGTCTACCGTGGCAAATGAATGGACTGCGGCCATCAACAAGTTTCTGAAGGAGTACGATCCGGAGCGTGATTACCTGATCTTGACCGGCTCCCCGCTGGCGATTTTTGCATTTGGGGTCGCGATCAGCACCACCGATGTGACCCATAAGATCCTGGTGTGGCGCCGCGAGCAGGGTCGTTACGTTCCCACCACACTGTAAGGATTCATCATGAGCATGGAAACCCTGCGTGAACTCTGCGTCCAGATGCGTGACCTGGAAACGGAGAAAGATACCCTTGATGATTTGCTCTCGGAGGTTAACAAGCGGCTCGACCA